AAAGAGAGGCTTGCCTGCCGCCCTGTTACCCCCCCCACGGCCCCCGAGGAAAACGCTAGGATCCGGTCATGACCGACGAGGCCCACGAGGATCCCGGGGCGGATCTCCCGCTGCCCGGTCTGGACCCCGAACCGGTCTCGCGGGCGGTGTCGGATCTTGAGCGGCAGGCGCGTCGGTCGTTGCAAGCGCTTGACGCGGCCGGATTGCTTGAGCCGCGGCACGCCGCTCTCGCGGAGTTGTTTCTGACTCTGGCGCGTGCGGTGCACAAGCAGTCGATGTCACCTAAGGGTGGGTATGCGGTGGCGAATCTCGCCAACTCCATGCGGGAGGTGTGGGTCCAATTGCTGCCCGAGGAGGAGGGAGGTGGGTCCGATGACTTTGCAGCTTGGAAGCGAGAGCTTGAGCGGGCGGGCATGGACTCTCCCGGGGGCACCTCCTAGGTTCGCAACCCCCCCGACGCCGGGCCGGCCGAATGCGGGTGCCCGAATCGCGGCGGTGGCCCGTGCTCTCAAGCGGCCGTTGATGCCGTGGCAGGAGTACGTAGCCCGGGTGGCTACCGAAACTCTCGAGGACGGCAGCTACGCCTATCAAGTGGTGGTAGTGACCGTGCCGCGGCAGTCCGGGAAAACCACCCTTCTCGGTGCGATGGCGTGCGAGCGGTGCACCATGCACGACAATCACGGGATTCGGTACACCGCGCAGACTGGCAAGGATGCGCGGGACCGGTGGAACGATCTGACAAAGCTTGTCGCGGATTCGCCCCTGCGTCATCAAGTCAAGGCCCGTAGGTCTCAGGGCAGTGAGCGGTTGGTATTCCCGAACGGTTCGGAGTACCGGGTGTTCGCTCCCACGGCCGATGCGCTGCATGGTTCCACCCCGCCCACCGTTGTCCTCGATGAAGCGTTCGCCCACACCGAGTCAGTGGGTAACGCACTCATGGGGGCCATCGGTCCCGCGCAGGTCACCCTCATCGACCGGCAGCTATGGATCGTGTCCACCGAGGGAACCGCGGAATCGGTGTTCCTAGCAAAGTGGATAGCGGCCGGCCGTGCCGGTGCGGACCGGGTAGCCCTATTCGATTGGGGGGCAGGCCCCGAGATCACTGACCCGTATGACCGGGCCGGGTGGCACACCTTCCACCCCGCGCTAGGCATCACCATCACCGAGGACGCTATAGCGTCCGAGGCGGCACGGCTGCCCCGGTCCGAGTTTGAGCGGGCCTACTGCAATCGACGCACCCGAACCGAGACCCACACCATTAGCCCGAACGATTGGCAGGGGCTAGCGGAGGTGCAGGTCCCGCCCACGGATCTCAAGCGCATGGTCCTCACCTACGCGGTGGCCCACGATGGCACGTCATCGGCGGTGGGGGCGGTGTGGCGGGACGCGGCCGGCAAGCCTCAAGCGAAGCTTGTGCGGTGGGCACCGGGTCACTCGTGGGTGGCCGGTGAGGTGGCAGAGTTCGCGCAGCGGTGGGGTCCTCGTCTCATCGCTGCACCCTCTAACGGACCCACCCGGGAGGTGACTGCCGAACTCAATCGACGTAAGGGGGTTAAGGCACCCCGGCAACTCACGGCACCCGAGTACGCCCAAGCATGGGCCGCGATGATGGAGGGCATCCGTACCCGGGGGTTCGGTCATGACGGCAGTAAGCACCTAGCCGATGCGGCCGCCAATGTGGTCCCCCGGCAAACCGAGTCCGGGGCCGCCCCCTCGTGGAAGGGTAGCGCGGGGGACATCTCCGCACTCGTCACCCTCATGGTGGGGTTGTGGGCACAAGAGGACACCCCGGACCGCCCACAACACATCGTCATGAGTTTCGACTGACGCGACACGCCGAACAAACCAACGTTGCCGATTCTGTCGGCACCATCGGGAAGGATGCTCAATCGTGAACCTCAACCACGCGGCCCGAACCCTCCTCGGGCTACCGTCCCCGGATGTCACCGCGGCACTCCACCGAGGCATCCTTGACGATGTGGGCCGCGTGTCCCCGCAGATTGCCTCCCCGTGGCAGCCGTCCCCGGATCACCTCAACTCGATTGTGTGGGCCGACATCACCGGGGGCGAATACTGCCCCGTCACCCGCGCCACCGGACAATCGGTGCCGGCCCTAAAACGTGCCCGTAACACCCTCGTCCGGGCCATCGCCTCCATGCCCCTCATCAGTCTGACGGGGGACACTCCGGACCCGGTGCAGCCGCGGTGGTTGCAGCGCACTGACGGGGATCTCCACCCGTGGCACCGAATGGTGTGGACGGTCGATGACCTGTTCTACCACGGTGCATCATTGTGGGCGGTGCAGCGCGGGGCGGCCACGGATGGTAACCCCATCCTCCACGCCGGCCGCGTGCCGTTCCACCGATGGGGCATCGACGAGGTGGGCCGCATCATCGTGGACGGGGAGATAGTCAAGGCAGGCCAATGCATCTACATCCCCGGCCCGGACGGCGGCGTGTTGAACGATTCGCCCACCGCTATCCGGATGGCCGCGGACAATCTCCAAGCGGCCGCCAACGCTGCCCGCAACCCCGTCCCGAACGTGGATCTCCACTACACCGGGGAGGATGACCTCACCCCCGAGGAGATCGATGCGGTGGTGGAGAGGTGGACCACGAAGCGACGCAGCGCAACCGGTGGGGTGGGGTTCACGAACAAGTATATTGAGGCTAAGGGCCTCGGATCTCACAATGAGAACCTGTTGGTTGAGGGCCGGCAGGAGGATGCGGTCGATATGGCCCGCATCGGCAATGTGCCGGCATCGGCCGTCGATGCCTCGTCGGGGGACTCACTGACGTACACCACCGACGCAAGCCGGAATCAGCAGCTGCTCGACTACGGCGGGCAATACTACATGGATGCCATCACGGCCCGCCTGTCGATGGACGATTGCGTGCCGTCGATGCGACGTATAGCGTTCGATACCTCACAATTCACGCAGCTCACCCCAAACCCCACGGGAGCCCCTACCGATGACTGAGCGTCTGACGGCCGCGGCCGCCACCTTGTCACTGTCACTTGCGGCCGATCTCACGGCCGCCCCCGGTACCCGGGTGATCTCGGGCATGGTGCTGCCCTACGGTGAGGTTGGCTACACGAGTGCCGGCCCCCTGACTGCCGGCCCCGGCTCGGTTCGGTTGCCGGCAGAGCTCTCCCGGATCAAGCTTGTGGACCGCCACCAGTCCCCGCCCGTCTCGGTGGGGTACGGCATCGCCACCCGGGAGACCCCTGCCGGCCGCGTGGTGGACTTCCACGTGCCGAACACCCCCGAGGGTGACCGGGCTCTCCTCCGCGCCGGCAAGCCGCAGGAGGGTACCCCGGGCCTCGATGACGCACTCTCGGTGGAGCTCTCCGAACTCCGGTTGGATGAGACCCGCAACCCTCCCCACATCCTCGACGCATTCCTAGACTGCGTGGCTCAACTCCCCGTGCCTGCGTTCCGTAGTGCACGGGTGGCTAGCGTGCTAGCCGCGCTTCACCCGACACCCAACGAAAGAAGGAATGGCATGAAGCTCACACCTGAGCAGCGTGCGCGGCTCGCGGCTCTGCTTGCCAAGAACGCTCGCACCACCGAGGAGGAGACGGAGCTTGCCTCCCTCTCTGCCATCGCTCTCGCGGAAGCAACCGAACAGGCCCCCGAGGCCCCCGAGGCCCCCGAGGCCCCGCAGGCGGCCGCGGCCGGGGGTGACATCTCCCTCTCCGGTGCCGCGCTCGCGGGTCTCGTGGGGGGTCTCCTCGGGCAGCCGGGAGCGCAGGCGCACGCCGGCCTCCGTGTGCCCTCCGGTGCCGCCTCGGTGCCGGCCGGCGTGCCCTCGGGGCAGCAGGACACCACCCGTCCCCTGACGGACCTCTACGCCGCGATGGCGCGTGTCGTCTCCGGTGAGTCCCGCCCCGAGGTTGAGGCGGCCCTGACCGACATCACGCAGGGTGGGAACCCCCTCGTCACCCCGGACCAGTACGCCGGGCAGCTTTGGTCCGGTCTGGACTACACGCGCCGGTTCGTGGGCCTCATGGCGGCCGGCACCCTCACCTCGTGGAAGGGCACCGGATGGCGGTGGGTCACCCCGCCCGAGGTGGACGACTACGCGGGCGACAAGGCCGCGGTCCCGTCCAATGCGGTCGAGACCGAGGATGAGCCGTGGACGGCCGGCCGCCTCGCGGGTGCGCACGACATCGACCGGAAGTTCCGGGACTTCAAGGATGACGAGTTTTTCGCGGCGTACTACCACGCGATGACGATGTCCTACGCCCGCAAGTCCGACATCAAGGCCCGTGCGTTCCTCGTCGCCAACGCGACGGCCGGCACCGCGGTGGTGGGCAATCTCCTCAAGGCGGCCGCCACGGTGGTGCAGCGGGTGGAGGACGCGACGGACGGCGCGCAGGCCGATTGGATCATGGTGAACAGCGCCGACAAGCTCGCACTCCTCGACATCACGGACGCCGATGTGCCGGCGTTCCTCGACACGTGGAACATTGACCCGGGTAGCTTCATCGGCACCACCGGAGTCCCGGCCGGCACCGTGGTCGCGGGCAACCGGAACGCGTCCGAGTTCAAGGAGCTTCCGGGATCTCCGATCCGGGTGGAGACCGTGAACATCGTGAACGGTGGCATTGACGGTGGTGTCTTCGGCTACTACGCCACCTTGCTCCACGAGGCAACCGGATTGCAGAAGGCCACGTTCGCGCCCGCCTGAGCCCCCGGTGAGGCGGGCACCTCTCCCGGTGCCCGCCTCACCCCTGCT